AGAGATAAAGTCAAATACAGAAAAACTGTTGAAGACTGAATATCCATGGGGTGGTGGTGATAGTCTTGACCGAGAAATGGTGCGTGATATGATGTTCATTACAAGAGGCATTAAAGAAAACCTTGAGTATGATTTTGGACTTAAGAAATATGGATTATTAGAGGAGACAGCGTGATGAGAAAGGTAACAGCAATAACAACTTCAATATCAGATGTATACGAATATGGAAGTAACTACGACACATACTATCAGTTAACCAAAGCAGATTGTGATGATTTATATGGTGATGAATATTGGACATCAGAAACAAATGAAGCCTGTGGTTTCTTTATGGGTATAGAATTTGATGTAGAACAAGGTGTTCCTGGAGTAGCAGAATGTGGTAACACCGCAGGATGGTCAAATGAAGAATTAAATGATGAATGGCTACCTGCTTTATACAAATTTATAGAGGAGAATGCGTAATGGAATACTTAACAAATGAAATGAAACTAGAAGCCGTAGAAAACTTTATTGGCAATACTGAAAAAGATGGTGTTGTGGTTAAGTGTAAAAGTGGATTTAACTATTATGAGGGTAGTGGAGATAAATCTCTAACACCAATTGTTGTTAATAAAACTTACACTCGTTCAAAAGATGGGACTTCAAAAGTTAAAACATCAAAGGTATACGAACCTGTCACTGTTGCTAATAATAAAATGACAATTACAGTATATCCAGACGGTCGTATAGAAATAATTCCAAACTAAGAGGAGACAGCGTAATGAAACTATATCACGCATTACCACAAAAATATTTAGATATTCAATTAGATGAACTTGGTTTTACAATTAAGCATCCTGTGTTTAAGCGTCATGGTGATATAACTCCAGCAATGTGGGCAACTAAAGTTCCATACTGGAGTTATAGAGCAAGTGTTGACAACGATTGGGGAGACGAAGATGTCATTGTTATTGAAATAGATACAACAGATGCACCAGACATTGAAGTCACTAATCAAAAAGATTTCGTTGTTTCAGGTAGAGACTATTACTTGATACGCACATCAACACACATACCCCTAAATCGTATTCGAATATTAGATGAAGATGAAAATTACTGTTGTTATCCAGCAGAAGTAAGAGACTACTTAACCGAGGAGACAGCGTAATGGATAAACAAGAATTAAAATATCAAATTGCAATCCAAACTGGAGTAGTCCGTATGGTGAGTAATCACCGGCACGAACATCACCATAGATATTGGGAAGAACTTGCAAAACTTCAAAAATTAGAAGAACAGTTATTTGATTTAGGGGTTGACAAATAGATTTATTTGTGTTATTATGGGGATAATGATAGCGTTTCAATGACATGGTTTGTTATCATTGACCTCCGTATGGTCTGTGGCGAGTGTCACAGGTTAAAAAACGAAGACTAGTATTTAATCCATACTTTTCCCCGTCTAAGTTTTTGAGGCATCGCCCGAGAGGAGCGGTGCTTTTTTTTGTCTAGCAGATTATTTCAATAGTTTCACTATCTACGTATTCACCATTCTTAAAGAATGTTCTAGTGACTGTTTCTCTTTTGACTTGTTCACCATCAACGAATATCGTTTCTAGTTTCTGTGCTTTGATTTTACCATCGGGTTGATTAAGTTTCTCATCCCATTTGTCTGAATTAATATGTCTTTTCATTACCACTTTACCCGGTTTGACCAATATGAGCCTGACATCTTGCCTTTAGCGATGTTCTTTGCGTGTCTTGCCTTAAATGCTTTACGCTTATCTTTGTCTGATTGACTTTCATTCTTCTTTGGTGGTTTGGTCTTTGCACCTTGTTGACCAAATCGAATGAGTTTAATTTTGTCACCTTCTTTTGCTAATACAACGTGTGACTTTGTAGGATGATTAGGTGTTCTCTTTGGTTTGTTATAACCTTCTAATCTATTCTTTGTTAGTCTAGGGTCTTTATTTGCCATATGAATACTTCTTAGTTTTTTTAGTCTTTTTAGTTTTCTTTTTATCTTTTTTCTTATACGCCATGATAGTCTCCTTTAATCTACTGGAACCCAGAAGTGTCTACAATTGTGTCCACCACGAACAACGAATGGGTCTCCACTACGTTTACCCGACCAAGACTGACTTGACCATTTTCGTTGTGCTTCTTCTTCTGTGAATATTTGTCCTTGATGTTGAATACAAAAGTCTCTACTCTCTGCAACAAGCGAACCACTATACTTAAACTTCTTTAGCCCTGCTTGTTTGGCACGATGTTTAATGAATACTGCATCAAAGTCCATAACTTTATCATGCATTTCCCTTGATACTGTATCATTCATAGAACTACCAACTGTAACACCTGCAAACTTCTTTTTAAGTGAATTAAGTGTTGCTCTTATTTCATCTTCTTTTCTAACTTTTGCTCTACGTAGTTTCTTTAGTTTGTTTTGCAATCTGGTAGTTTCTAAATCGTCTACTTGTATGAATAGACCAGATATTGCGTGTCTGCTATTCTGTGCGATTGCTTGAACTGTAAGACCTGCTATTGCACCGATTACTATTTCGGTATTGACGTTCTCCCGTCCGGTCTTTACGCTTTCATCTAAGGTCTGATATACTTGTGCTTTGAGTTCACTTGCAACACGATTGTCTAGTGGTGTTATTCCATCACCTACCATCTTTGTTGTGTCTAATGCTATATTGTCAAACTCTTTAATATATTCACGCACTTTGAGTGATACTAGTTCTTCAAAATCATCATTGATAGGAACTCTTAGTTCAAGGAGTTCATCTGTTGTTCTTGCTTCTAATACTCTTTGTGCTATTCGATTCTCTAAGACTTTACTGGCTGAGTCCATAAACTCATCGAACCCATCCAGTATGTCATCAATAATCTTAGCGTGATTATCTATCTGTTCCTGTGTCGCCATCTAAATCTACTCCAAACTCTGGTGCTTGTGAACCGTCTTCAATTTGCTTAATAATAACATCCATTGCTGTGTCATCTTCAATAACTGCTTTTGCAAGTTGTTTTGCAATCTCAATTTTATATTGTGCTGATGATACTGGTGCTACGCTTGCCTTAATTAAGAAGTCTAGTTCAGTATAAGTATCACGCATATCAAAATCATCTGGGTAATCAACTACACCATCAAATTCAATACCGTAAAAACTTGCAAACAATGTCCAGATATGTTCTTCTGCATTTTCTAAATTGTCTGCCATTTGGGCTAATTTAACATTAAGCAATTCACGTTCAATACGCAAACTAACACCTGATGCCGTTGCGGCTGTTGTAGAACGCAATGACGATAAGTGTGCCATTCTGTCAATCATTGAAACTTTCATTTCGATTGCTTGTAGAATAGAACCAATACTTGATGAGTTTGGTTGTAATAGATATGGTTTCAATGATGGGTCTACTTCTTGGTCTTCAATCACAATTACAGAACCTGCACCTGCTGATGCATCAACACCATCTGTCATAACCAGTGTTGGGTGATTAGAGATACGGATAACTTGCTCTAATTCTGATAGTTCGTTGTATATTGCTTTCTGAACGTCCGAAACGTCTGAAATTTGAGAGATACCAACACCACGCTCATGTGAACGCTGTGCGTATAAGAAAGTCGCTGGAATCGTTCCCATTTGATTGTCATACTGTTCTAGTAATCTATAATCTTCTTGGTTACCATCAACTTCTACTTCGTATACTGTAACTACATCTCTATTCCAAACACGATAGACACATACTTCGTCATCTTCGTATTCTTTAATCTTAAGCATAGATAGTTCATAACGACCATTACGTTGTCTTTCCCATTCCCAATCACAAACGTTTTCTGGTGTAATGATTGAAAGATAAGGTCTGATACCTTCTGCTAGTTCTTCTGCGAGTGTGTTGGCTTCACTTACGGGTTTGTCTAAAATCAACAGCACGTGACCATAGATATTTGCAAGTGTAGTCGCATCACGCATAACAGCATCAAAACTTCTGCCTTCTAAATCAGCATCGTTAAGAAACTGTGTTAACGCCGGGTTTTCACTTAAACCACCAAATATTCTGTCAGGAGTTTCACGCCAAATGAAACTTGAGTAAGTATCAACAACGTTTCTACAATGATTGTCTAATGGTGTTGTAAGTAATCTTTTCTGATACTCATTTATTCCATCGTTTTCTTCTTGTAGATACTTTCGTAGATATTGACCTTGCTGGTAATCTTTGCCACCATAATAACTGTCGTAATAATACTGCCAACGGTATATATTATCTTTATATAATTTGTGTTTATTTGTTATGTCATCGTAATTCATGTGCTGTCTTCCTTACATATGTGTGAAACGAGTAGGTTTCGGTGTCTGTCTAACTGGCTTCTTAATGGGAGCCAGATGAGATACTAAGTATCCTAACGCATCGTTTTGGTGGTCAAATCCACCGTCTTTGTCTGGAACAGATGTTCCTGACTTATAAACTTGACGCTCTAAGCATCGCATAGAATTCGTGCATTTTGGGTCAATACTAAATCGTATTGTTCCATCTGCACTTTCCATAATACTATTTACTGCATTTATGCGGTCTCTCACTGCGTCATGCTTTCTTTTTACTTCTACATTAAAATATTGCTGTAGAATAGTAATATCTGTTTTGCCATTTGCTGATGTTTTGCGTTGTCGTCCGGCAGGATCCGGGGCCACTGTAATCATTGCAGGATTATATCGATTCATAATCTCTTGGCATAATTCTTCTGTATTGGAGCCATACATTGCTATTTCGTCAAACTGGTGTAATACTCCATCTATGATTTGACATACTGAGGCAGACATTGGGTCGATGTTGAAGTCCATCCCAATATATATTTTACCATTCTCGTCAAATTCTTTTGTCTTCATGTGTTTGTCTCTGTCGAAGTTATAATAGATAACTCCTGTAAAGTTTTGGAACATAGCAAGATATTCCTGTTGGAATTGTCTTTGGTCCATATCTTCTTTTGCACGTTCAATTTCTTCTTCTGATACATTACCACCATCTAATGTAGTAAAAGAAAAACTCTCCCAATCTTTATCATCTCTTTGTCCGTAATCGTATAAATCCTTAAAGTGGTTAAATCCTCTCGGAGTTCCACAAAACAATGCATGTCCAGGTGGATTCTGTGCTGACAGTGTTGGTCTTAATACTACTTCCCATGCTTCTCGCCTCATATCTGCATACTCATCCATAACTAAAAAATCTACACCAGAACCACGCAATGTATCAAATCTATCTGAACCTTTCAGACTGATTTTACTGTTGTTAATCAATCGAATTGTTAATTCGTTTTGATTAATCTTTTTTGCCCATCCTAGTTCTTTCATTCTACTACAAAGTTCTTCCCATACAATGTTCTTCGCTTGACTGTAAGTAGGTGCAATATACCAAATATTCTTATTTGGAAATCTCGCAAATCTTGCCATCTCTCTAATAGCAAAAAATGTTTTACCACACCTTCTTCCTGCTACGAAAACTCTAAATCTTGCATCAGACTTCGCTATTTCTTTCTGTGCCTTATTCAGAGCCATCTAAATCGTCACTCCAAGGCAAAATCTTATTCGTTTCTTCGTCCATAGGACTTTCACTTTGTCCTAACCACTGCTTGCCTAACCATATAAGCATTGTCGGTTGTCCACTTAAAGCGACTTCCAATTGTTTTCTTCGAACTGACATCTTCCCGTTTGCTTTGCCTTTTGCAACGATATCAGAAAAACGATTACGAATAGTATCTGGGTGACACCCTACAATATCTGCAATCTCTTTAACTGAACAATGTATCATTGCTAGTTTTTCAACCATTTCAGCGTCAATCGTTTTTTTAGGTCGACCGTTCTTTTTCTTTTCTTCTTCACTCATTGAGTTTCTCCCATGTTACCGTCTTGGTTACGTAATCATATTAGTTAACATTGTTCCTACTGTTGATGCGATTAGGATACCTAATACCCACCACAATCTGTTATCTAATTTGTCCACTTTCGTGTGTATTTTTTCCATATCTTTTTCGATATGATACAAGTGATTGTCTTTCATCACTTGCATGTCTTTCTTAATTAATGCAATCTCTGTGTCTACGTTAACAGGGCAGGATGCTTTGTTTGATACTTCTGATACTTTATGCGCTTCTGCCCAAGTTTTTGACATTTTCATTATCCTTATGTTGAGATGTCGTGTGAAGGTTTGTGTGCTTTCTTCCAATTAGTCCCATCAAAGAACGCTAAACAAGGGTCACCATCATCACCATCAGAGATATAACCTTGGTCTCCTTCTTCTACGATTCCTAATCCTGCTAGATAGTTTGCTGTTGCTACATTTAATACAGTATTGTTAAATCCGTTTGATGCTTTAAACTTACCTGTTGATGTAATAACATCTGAATTAGCATTACCTAATGTAACGTTACCATCGAATGTTGCGTTACCTGTTACATCTAATGTTCCAGTTACTTCTACATCATCATTGATTGTTAAGTCACCACCACTTTCTAATGTTGCATCACCACCAGTGTTAAGAGTAACAACGTTACCCTGTAGTTTCATTGTAGTAGTAGTTGAGTTTGCATCATCTGCCGTAGATTCGAATAATAGTTCTGTTCCACGATTAGATGTTGTTTGCTCTTGTGTAGTTTGAGCCATCATTCTAAAGTTAGATGTAGATGGGATTGTTCCATCTGTTTCATTACTTGCTAGTGCTTGTGCAACCCATATTCTTTTACCACTTGGAACTTGAGCAGGACTTGCCACTGTTCCACCAACTACTTCTGTTCCGAATGTTGGGTTAGTAAATGATGGGATTGGTTTGCCTGATGAACCGACATATTCTTTCAATAGCATTGTTGCCCACGATGTGTCACCTGCATCTACTTTAACACCATGACCTGCATATGGACCAATAGTAGTGTCACCTATTGATGTAGTCTTAGTTGATGCTGAGCCTGTTACTTTAACTGTGTCTGCAAAATCTACA